TGAAAGTTGCCATTGTGGCCTCCGAAGGTTTACGTGCATATGCACGGCGATCATATCATTATAAGTTGGCTTGGTAAACAACGCGAGATTGACGCGGATCGCACCAATCAACAGCTTGGGAAAAGCTAGCTTGCGCGTCATTCCTATCTCCAGCCTATTGAAATTTTGCCAGCCGAGAAAGTTCCTGTGGCTTTAACTCTAATGCCATCAACTGTGCCGATACCAGTGACGCTACCACCACCGTTACATTCAGCGACTCCTAACGCAAGTGAATGACTCTGTACCCAAGTATCACTTGCAGCCTTGATAAAGGTCATAATTCCGTGAATCGGCCTAGTGGTACTATCATTGTAGATAAACATACCGTCTGTGGCCGAACTTTCGGCGCCCGACGTACCAGAAGATGAGTTGTATCCAGAAGACACAACAGAGCCACCAACTCTCAACTGCACTCTGCCCGTGCCTGTATGAGTGAAGTTTATGAAGTAGACGTTAATCTCTGTCGCGGTGCTTGGTATCCCAGTAAAGTCTACAGTTGACCCGGATGTAGTGTCCTGAGTGGAGGACAGGCTTAAAGCAGGTGACGGTGCCAATGCCAGAATGGCCGATTTCACATTCGCAGGGGACACAAGGCTTTGCGTCGTGCCAGTTCCAGTCTGCCATGTAGCTGTTGATTGATCGCCAAGAAGGCCGGTTTGCGTCCCGCTGGTATTGACAACTTGGGTATCATCGAGGATGCGGCCTATGTTTGATGTCTGGTCGATGTATAGCAAATTGCACCAAGCAGAGTTTGCTTCATTACGCTGCTTTAGAATGTTGTTTGTTGTGTCGTACCAGAGTTGATTGGCAAAGGTCGGTGAAGGCGCAGATCCGCCAGAACTGGTTGATGCCAGCGCCTGTAGCGCGTTATTCAAGTCAGTCCTAGCAGCGCTTGCTGTCTGGTTGGTAATAGTCATGTCATGCTGCGACATATCAATACTCCACTGTTGCGGATAGGGTTGTCACATATGGCGTGACGTTAGCGTTTGTGTTGGAGAATATGGCACGAAACTGCACATATCGCCCAACAATTTCTCCAGACGCATCCGACCAACTACCCCAAGTTGAGGCGTCTTCCGATGCTCTGCATTGAACCTGAACCGCAAAGTCTGCGAAGTCAGCAGTTTCATCCGTCCAAGTATCCCAATTATCCGGCCATGTATCCCAGTTACCAGGCAAGTCATCCCAGTTAATAGAGCCGCCAGAGGCCAAGGCGTGTTTGCGGGTCTGTGCGATATTATAAGATGCGCGAACAGTGCGAGATGTCCCGACATCAAAATAACCAGCACCACCGTGGTAAAAATCATACGTCCCGGTAGATCCGGCGCTCGTATAGCTAGTCATATACAAGGCACCGCCAGATGCGGTAAGATTTGTCTTTGTGCCTAAGAAGGTGGTGCTTTCCGTGTCTGTGTCGGAGACGCCAAGCTGCGGAAGCTCTGATGGGCTGACCACAATGCTTGCAGCGGTATAGCTTTCGTTGCCTGTTTTGTCGATTGCCGTCAGGAAGAATTTGCCAGCCAGAGCAGGATAGGTGACGCTAGTTGCTGGACGAGCAATCTTGTAGATCACGCGCTGAACGCTGGCATCGCCAAACGAAGAAGAGGAGTTTGACGAATACCACAGCGAATAGTGCGACAGGTCCAAATCTGCAACCGCATCCCAGTGCATGAACAATGTGCCGCCAGACAGCAAGTGGTCGAAGTTTGTCGGAGCCGCTGGAGGTGTGGTGTCAGCGGTCATATTGATGGTTGATGTGACTTCAGCGCCAGAGAAGCCAAACGCATTCACTGGTGTAACCTTCACTGTGTAATTGATTGCAGGCTCATCAATCTGCGGAACTTCAATGTCGTTAATCTCAAAGCGAGCAACATCTTGCGCCCCGCCAGGAAGACGCCCTTGGCCCAAGTTTTTATAGTTTGCGTCTGCTGTCTTTTTGTAGCGAATGCGAACAAAGTCGATCTGCTCAAATGAGGTTGAGGTAACATAAATCACCATCGCATTGGTGACGTTTTGATTGACTGCTCTGTATTCCTGAGACAGCGACACGCCGATTGTCGGCACCTCATTGATGGCTGGGAGGTTTGTGTTGTTGGCAGCAAGCTCACTCTCCTCCGCATCCCAATCGAATGCCGCAGAGCTTGTCTCGCGCAGCGTCATGGAGATACGGATTGCACCGCTGTCACCTCTGGTCAGCGACCAAGAGCCTACCTCAAATTCCTTATTGGTCCAGCCGTACTCGGCAATCGTCAAGTCAACAATATCACCGACTTCAACGCCAAGCGCGGTCAGGTCGAAATCTGCCACAAACGTCATCTGCTCGCGGCTGCGGAAGAGCATCTGCTTGGCAACGCGCTGGGCGCGATATGGGTCAGTCAGGAACGTGAAACTTACATCGAGCGGATTCTCAATGTTGTTGTCCTCAGCCAAGAATGTGCTGCTAGTGATCGCCGGAAAGTCGGCCTCGACATAATCAGCGGCGGCGTGGACAAACTTACCAGTGATGGAATTGTAGTTGTCCCGGCGGGATGCCTTTGTCGGCAACGATATGCTGCTGCGTAGGTTGTCGAGCGTAAATGACTTAACGCTGGCGGAATAGACGCCAACCTTCAGCTTCCAATCGCCCCCACCGTAAAAAAGAGCGCCATTGCAAGACTTAACTAGGTCTTGCAGGGTTTGACCAACAGGAACGTCCGAGCGAACAACGCCATTGATCGTATAACGCTTTTGCGTACCACCGACCGCGAGGGGGATATTATCATCGCAATCGTTGGCCGCTGCCGCGAAATATGTATCGTCAGTTGAGGTATCATCCAATCCATACGAAGACCGGATGTAGTCCCTGATGACCAGCGCAGCATTTGCTGAAGCAGGATAGACTTGAGCAGCGCCAGCGGTATTGGCGACCTTCTTGCCGTCCACAACTGCTGTTATGTTGGGGATTCCACCGCTGAAAATTTCTCCGTCATATTCGAAGCGGACGTATAAATATGCAATGCCATTGCCGACGAAACTCGACCCAACGGAACCAGTTGTCCCGGAAGTCTCTGAAACAAGATCACTGTCAGCTGTGGTCTGTGTCCCGTTATACTTCTTGATTCTGATCTTGCTGGCCCAAGGATCGCTCGTCACAAAGCCGCTACCATCGAGCGCGACGATCTGATCGTTGATATAAATATCCCCAATGCTCTCAACTGGCGAACCCGCCAGCGTAATTATCATATGTAGATATTTGTTCTGCGTTCCGCTTGCAGACATATAAGTTATGACGCCGCCCTTACGGACACGGCCATAGACATACTCATGAGGCTCTGCCGCGCCCCGGAAGTTCAGAAGTGAGCCTTGGTTCTGGGCGGCAGACAACTGCTGTTCAGCTAGGGCGTTCAGCGCGTATGACGTGATCGCTGTGGTTGCCGCGTAGTAGATCACGTTTGCCGCAATATATGCTGCCGTTGAACCACCCAACGCGGAAGCTATGGCAGGCACCACAATTTCTGGATGCCTTGGCGCCACATCCCAATCGGCGTGGCGCATCACATTGAATGGCATTCTTCGCGTCACAGCCAAGCCCCTTCGACTTCATTCACAGATATGTATATCATATCTTCCCCACCAAGAAAAACAGCCGTCACACCGCAAGCTATACCCAGAGCATAGCGAGTAAAGTACGGTCTTGCCATGCTTGAGATAACAAGCGCACCCTTCGGTGGAAAGCCGTCAACTGGAGTGAGCTTGGATGTCAGAGCATTGCGAAGGTCAGTGGTGTTATACTTCTCCCACATCCACTTCGCAAAATCCTTGCGGCCAAGGCTGGCGTATTGACCCATAACATCGTCAGCATAGCCAGAGCCGTGCATCGCCCGCCAAGCCCCGTTGGTAAAGGTCAGGCAATCATGGACGCCAAGCTCAAATCGCTTCCCGCGCTGGGCATTCAGATATGCTATTAGTCGGCCTTGCGTCCCCACGGCACTTGAACATCCTGAATGGCGGACACAAAAGAGAAGAATGTGTCTGATGGATAACGCAGCTTGTGATTTTCGTCAGTATAGCGGCGGATCTTGGCCCGCTGTAGGACGACCATCTTGCTCTCAATCGTCAGAGGAACGCTTACACGATCCGCATCATGGTTGATGGTCATCACATCCATGAAGCCGGAGAAGACCTCAACGACCGCGTTGACGCTGGCTTCGCCAAGATAGACTTTCGCCACTCGACCTTGATAATTCTCCTGCAATGCAGCGGAAATGATCGTGGACGAGATGCCGGACAGAGTGACAGTGGCTCCAACGGAATTTAGGTCTGCAACCTCCTCAAGCCCGCTTATGTTGAGCAGGCTACCGCTCCCTATAAACGTCTGAGAGTTGATAGTCCTATTTCCGTAGCCAGTCCAAAGCCTGACCGTTCCAGACGGGAATTGCAACTCCACCGCATAATACGGCTGGCACGATGCCGCCGTCAGGGCAGCAAGTAGGCCGCTGTCGATAGTGCGGCTCATTACACGACCTCCATCGCGCTGAAGTTAATGCCGTAGATGGACGCCTCGCTGATCGACCACTCGGATGAGTTGCTCGATAAGCGGAAGTTGCCGACCGTGTTTGACGTGACGACAGTCGAGTTGTCAGTAGGAGCCGTCCGTATATGCGGCCACAGCGTCAAGGTGGCCTGACCGGATCCGTCAGTGGAGACATCCTCCAAGACCTTATGCAGAGTGGCCGACGATGCGGCACCAAGCTGGATGTAATCCCCAGCGCGGAGCCAGTTCGTCACGTCAGCGGTGGCTCCATCTATGTTCAAGGTTGCGCCAGTCTGGCTCGCGCCATTAACGAGCGGCGTTCCACCTAGCGTCCCTCTTGCGGTGGCTGCGCTAGGATCGCCCATCAGGAACGTGCCGTATTGTCCGCGCAGGCTTGTCAACCAGGCAATCCAGACTTCGGCGTCCGCCCGCTTCATTGGCGGCAGGGATACATCCGCTTCCCACATCTGACCTGCGCTCGCCTGGGCTTGACCAGCAAAGGTGAATGGGCTGCGGTCGTAGGCGACAGCATTTGTAGCCCGCAGCGACACGGAGCGGATGCCTGTGTGCGATGGCAGGGTTAGCGGGTAGGTCGTCATGCGTAGCCTCTTCCTGTCACGCTGCGGCGCTGTGCATCGAAGACAGCGGCCTTGGTGGTTTCGACAATGCGCGGCAGCATCGCTTGGATTTCAGCGCGGCTGACGCCATTGCCGAAAGTGTTATTCTGGATGACGGTCACGCCGCCGCCAGAGAGTTGGTCATTCGGGATGACGCTGGCATTGCGGCTCGGCACGATCAACTCAGGCCCGCGCTCGCCAACCATGTATGGCCTGCCGGCAGTGATTGGTCCGCCCATTGCCTTTGCGCCAAGACCGATTGGCCGAGATGGCGGGGCATAGTTGGCACCGCTTCCAGGACCGAACCAAGATCCAGAGACTTGGTTCATACCAAGGAAACTGCTGATCTGCGCGACAAGTCGCTGCACTACCAAGACGCGATATAGCTCTTTAATTATCTCGGTAGCCATTGCCTTGAACGCTTGCGGCACGGTCTTCGTGCCGTCAACCATTGACATGAAGGCATTCTCCATTGAGGAGCGAATGCTATCCTTCAGCGATTGGAAACGGTCTTCGATCTTCTTTACCGAGTCTGCCGCTGCCTTACCAGCATCACCAGCCGCGCCGCCGAAAAGGTTTATTTCGCTTGTAGCCGATGCAATCGCGGCCTTTAGAGCGTCCCACTTCTCAGTGGAAATATACCCCAAGAACATATCTGCGTTCTTATGCATTATCCTGGCAACTTCGTTCAGTTCTGCTGCCCTATCGCTGAGTGATGTTGATAGGTTTCCAACAAACGCGGCGCCTGCTTCCTGCCCTTCGGCAAATGCCCTATTGATACGATCAATAAGAGGCTCAATCTGCGCGGCCTCTCCGACAAAAGTATTAGCCAGAGAAGATTGGAAATCGGCGAATTTATCTATGCCAACCCTTTGCAGGAGGTCATCTAGCTTTCCAACAAGAGCATTCAGGCCGTCATCAACAAACTCAAGAGCGCCACGCAGCGCTTCCCTGAATACATTCGGGATAAACTCCTTGATAAATTCCCATGCGGCTGCATAAGCCTTAACCGCCCCAGCGGCTGATCCTAGCAAGTTTGAAATCCAAGTCCCCTGAATCCACTCAGCTATTGCAGCGAAGACACCAATCGTATCTGCCTTAAACTGAGCAAACCAAGCACCCAAACGGGTGATTATATAATTAATATAGATATTCACATTGTTGCCAAACTCTTTGACAACCTCCCAGACCAAGTTGAACGCCTCCCCGAATCCGCCAACAGCCTTTCTCAGCGTCAAAAAGCGCTCAATCAAGTATCCCAGACCGATGATTATTGCCGCTGGGAGAAATCTAGCCAAGATCATCTGAACGCGAGCAACGGCCACGCCCATCGCATACATTGCGCCCTGAAAAGTGATTGTTGACGCAGTGGCGATTGCTATAGAGGCAACATATTTGCCGGCCATGTAGGTCGCAAAAAGACCAGCCGTAATCAATGCGGTGTCAATATTCTGGAGCATAATCTGCATTGCGCCAGAGAAATTACCGACCATTGATTTGACCGCGCCAGCCACCGCTGCAAAAGGCTCTTGCAGAACACCAAGTGCTGCGCCCAATTCGCCAACGCTTGCACCACTTCGGGACGCGGCAATACTAAATGCGGAGAAGATTGCCACGCCAGCACCAAGGATGGCACCAAACGGTCCAAATATGCCGAGAAGCTGCGAGCCTTGCTGGCCGAAGGCTTGCATCTTGCTTGTGCCGTTTGCGACCTGGACCGCATAGTCACCGATCTGGAAGCCAGCCTGCTGCAATGCACCCATTGCAAAGCGCCGAGTGCGGCGCTGGGCATCGCTAACGCTGCCGCCGTATTGATTGACGGCGCGTTGTGAGCGTGTCATCTGCCCTTCCAAGCCTCTCAGCTTGTTCTGGACTGCCTGTATCGCAGGGATGCCAGTGACGTTGGCGTCAATGCGAAACTCCATATCAGCGTTTCGAGCCATTTTTCTCCAACTCCTCTACGATCTTAAAGTAGGCGACCCATTCATTATACTCTCCGAGAGTAATTTCCTCAATCTCTGCGATGGTCTTCCCAAGTCTGTCAGCCAAGGCAATGAGGTTCATTCTGAATGGGTCGCCCCTTAGTTTTTTTCATGCTCCTCAACATCAGTTGAGCCAAGTATAGCACCGAATACCTTGGCGATAATTCCGATAGTCTCCCCCATCAGAATAGGCTTATCCTCCAACGTAAATACTTTCTCCCCAGCTTCATCCTCAGCCTTGAGGATAATAGTCTCTACCATTGCTGAAAGGGTTGGCATGGACAGGAAATCTTTATGTTTGCGCTGGATGCGCTCAATATCCCGTGCCGTAACCTCTGAGAAGTAGAGAAGGAGTGGGGCATCATCACCCCACTCCTCGACTTCAACAGAGCCGCGCTCCCGTTCAGCCCGTTTGGCTGCTATGCGGCTTGCAATGCTCATACCATTACACCGTGGTAGTGGTTAGAGCGCCAGAACCCTGCACCGAAATGGACATCTCGACCAGACCGTCATGCGACGACGAAATCGAGCGTCCAGTGACGATGGCCGTGCCGGACAGGTAAGTGTCGCCAGCGGAATCGCCTTCGGGGTAGAGGTTCAGGGTGACTTCAGCGCCGATGGTGAGAGCGCCTTGACCGCTGCTGTCGGTTTCATCCCAAAGGACATCAACCGAACCGCTGAACGAAGTCAGAGACGACTTGAACGTGCGAGCAGTGTCGCCCATCGTGGTGTCGTCAAGTGTGTCCGCCGTCTCTTCGAGCGAGAAGCTGCGGATTTCTGCAATAGCGTTGGCACCGACCTTTACGGTTCCTTCGCTTCCAGTGTGTGTAGCCATGAGGAGCCTCCTTATTTGGCCAGTTCAACGTCCGCAACACTTGTAACATAGCGAACGTCATACGTTAAGCGGGCAACGCCTGCTGGCTGCTCTGCCTCGCCACTAAATTCTACCTCAGTGGATGTCAAAACGGTATTCTTTGACAGACCATCAAGATAGAAATTCCCACCGATTGCCTCTTCGACCTGAACGCAAATCGCATCGAGGTCATCATCAAAAGTCTCGGTAGCTCGGACGTAAACATCAACACTTATGCTGACGCTACGATCTAGGTTCTTTGTCGAACCCATATTCATAAGCTCGCTGCTCTCCGATACAGTCGTCACGACAAGAGCGGGCAGCTTGTCTTGTGTCAGGCTATAGATGCGAGAGGCATAGACGCGCCGATTGACCAGCGATACGCCAGCCTTCAGCACATCCACCATCTTGTCTCTTACTTGCCTGCGGACGTGAGCCATTATTGCTTCTCCAGCATTACAACGGATACGCCAGTGCCATCATGCGTCCACATACGGACGATATACCTAACACCAGAGACAATCATCTCGTCCGTCTCGGAGACGTATGGGATGTCCGCCGTGCGGCAAGTAACTCTCGGCTGCTCTTGGCTGACAGGGACAGCCCCGCCCATATCGACGGGGACTGTCTCGTTGTCGAAGATGCCGTAAATGGTCGCGTCACCCATTGCTGCTTTGCGGCGATAGGTGATCGCAGTGGCAAATTCATCTACATCAAGGATAGCCGCGAGGTCACTCGCTATCGGAAGCGCCATCTTCTTCTCGCGTCTCCAAGGGCGCCACGTCACTGTCTTCCAGCTTCACGGCGCGGTTTGACTTCTTCATGGCGGCAGGCTTCGCAGCCGGCTTCGGTGCATCAGCGACGGACACCCGGCGCATCTGGATGAGGGCATTGCCCTCACTGTCGGTCAACTCAACGACATCGCCAACATTGCGGCGGGCGCCGCCTGCATTGCACGATTTGAGTACGACATAATGTTTCATCTTCTGGCCCTCCCGGTCAGGGGAGGGAGAGCCTTTGTGGCTCTCCCAAGTTAGCATTACGCGCCGTCATTGTTGACTGCAAAGCTGACAGCGTGGCGGACGGCCACATCGCAGGTTTGCAGAGCGACGATGCGAACGGTGCCGCTGGTCGAGGCGGTGTACGGATCGACAGTAATGTCGAGGCCACCATACATACCAATGAGCAGATCCGCGAAGTTGCCGAAGTAGAGGTCACCAGCGGTGACTTGGTTCGACACGATTGCGCGGTAGCCATTGATCGTGCCACCCGGCTCAACGACGAACTGGCCCGAGCCGCTGTCTTTCGCGGTGGTCTTCAGCGCGCCGTACATCGAGGCGGGCAGAATGTAGGCCAGGTTGCCGAGAAGAGCATTGTCTTCAGCAACAGCGGTTTCCATCGCAACAACTTCAGCATAGGTCGGGTTGACACCAGCGAACGCGGTCGGAGCATTGATGCCCGAGGTGTTCTTGATGCCGGTCGGCTGACCAGCCGAACCCGAACCTTGCAGGCCGCCGTTGTCGATAGCCAGAGCAAGACCAGTTGCGAGGTCGTTGCGGATCAGGGCTTCGATGTCGAGCGAGGACTGCATCATCATCAGACGAGTGATGTCGGTGAAGGCACCGAGGGTCTTCGGGGACATGGTGACTTGGCCGAAGGTCGGCTCGCTCTCAGAAGCGGCGCCACCCTCCGACGAAATCCAGCCAGCGGTCGAAGCGGCGGATTTGCGCGGGATTTTGACATCGCCTTTGAGGCCGGTCAGCATGGTCGCACCAGCGGCCATAACCGACGAAGCATTGCGAAGGACATCAATGAAGTCACCGCCACGGTAGGCTTCCGCCACCATCGCGCTGTCGTCAGAGGTGTTCAGATCGCGCTTCGACAGTTTCCAAGAACGCTGAACATCGGACGGGATGTAAAGACCTTGGGGGTCAATGCCGTCACGGCGGGCAGCTTCAGCAGCAGCTTCAAACTCGAAAGCGGCGGCTTCTTGGGCCTTGCGGTCCGAGGGGTTGGCCATCGCACGAACGGCGTTCATCAGCGAGAATTGACGAACTTCTTTCTTGGTGAGGCCGATGTTGCTGTCGTCGAGCGGCTTGGAGCCGATCACGTCGAGCAGCTTGCCACGGAACTCAGCAAGCGAGGTGCCATCGCGCAGGGCTTCGTCAGCCATATCGCGCTTGTTGTGCTTGGCAGCGAGACGATAAATCTCGGCAGTCTCTTTAGCAGCAGTGCGGGCAGCTTCGGCCTTCACCGCTTCCATGTCGATTTTGACTTCTTCAGTCATTTTTCTCTCCATAGTGGGAGTTTCAGTTACTGGTTTTGCGGGTGAAGTCTCTGCCGCGCGACCAACGCCGACTGTCCTGTCAGCGGGAATCGAGACGACCGATACCTCCATTGGCGACCATGAATTGACCCGGTAGCTATCCTTGCCTTCACGATCCATTGCGTTGACTGCGTAGCCAACAGAGATGTTAGAACGGATACCGTCCATCACATCAGCGAAGACCTCTTTGGCCAGTCCGTTTCTCCCGAAACGAACCGTCGCGCGGAGACGCCGCGCCGAGCCATCAAGCTCTACGTTTTCCACCACGCCGATTTGCTGGCGCGGGTCATGGTCCAGCAGGAGCGGCATCCGACCAGACCTTGCGAAGTCTAGGTCAATGCTGCGAGCGCTGTGGTCCAGAATTTCCTTGCCGAATGAGCGCTCAACCGGCTCTTCGCTGCTGACAGCGATGCGAACGGTGCGCTTTTCTTCGTCAATGATCTTTGCTTCAGCGCCCATAGAGCGCGTCTTCATTTGCTCACGGCTGAAGCGAGCCTCATGCTCTTCCGCCTGCGGCTCTTCGACCGAAACCTCATCCTGGCGGACTTCCTCGGCCTGAATTTCTTCGGTATGTTCCATAGCTACACCCTCAATATCTTGGGGCATAGTATCAGAAGTCTCTATATCTTGCATAGAGCGCTCTCCTTCCAGTGATTTGGCGATCTTGCGGCTCCACGAATAGCCAGCGTCTCCGCCCCAAAGCGCCCAAGCAATGCGACCATTGCTCGGGTAGCCATCTTCACCGGGGCTGAAGCCCTCGGCTTGCTTATCAACCTCGTGACGGCTGAAAAATGAATACATTCTCTTGACGGTTTCTTCCGACAGATTCTTGCCGTTGGTAATGTCCCGCGCCCGAGCAATGCCGACCTCTGTGCCGCCACGACCATGCTCGCTGCGCCAATCGAGGCCGCGCTGTGCCTCAGTCTTCATCGCGTCTGTGGGCTTATACGGCAACAGCGTCTCCATCAATGTCAGCTTGGACCGGCTGCTTCTCTCCGAACGGCTCGTAGGCCATTCTTAGGCCATACTGTTCAGCGATCTTCTTATCCTGCTCAATCGCGGCAAACGTATCCTCAGCATCGCGGCCATAGTTGGCGGCAATGTCGCTATGGCTCAAGATGCCGTTTTGCAGGCCGACGACAGCAGCATTGATTTCCTTGAGCGGGTCAACCCACTGGAAGCCACGCGCACGGAACAGGAACTCACGGCTGAACTTCTCATACTTGCCAGGACCAGTGATTGAGGTGTGTCCAAACTCAATCACATGATCGAGCCAGATCCGATAGAGCGGGTCTAGGAAATGCTCCACCATGAACTTGTGAAGTGTGCGATAGAAGTCCCGCTCCTCAAGTGCGCCTTGGCGGATAGACGAGTAGCTTGTGCCTTCCAGGTCGTTAGCCAGAGATGTGTAGCTAACCCCAAGACCGCCAGCGATTCCGCGCAGGATTGACTTCTCAAAGTCGGCAAATGCAGAGGTTGGGTGCGAAGGATCGAAGGGAGTAAACTCAACACCAGCAGGCAGTTGCGCGAACGTGCCAGGGCTTGCCTCGTATATGGGCGATCCTTGTCCGCCGGCTTCCTCGT